CCGTCTTCGGCAAAGTCCGTCCAGACACCGATGGGCGTCATGTCTTCGGCGCTCATCTGCCAGCCGCCGTGCTGCGACAGCATCGCTGGCCATGGCTGGTTGCCCGCCTTCACATCGGCCAGGAATTTCGAGAACGCACCGGCCTCGATAACGTCGCCGTAGCTGTCCACGTTGCCAAAAACAGCGCCGTAGCCGGTGAAGCTCATAGCCTGCGCGCCTTCATCGGCGGCGAACTTCAGTTCACGCAGGTTGCAAGTTAGGTTCTGCATCTGTTTCTTCCTTCGGGGTCGCGTCGCCGGGTAGGTTCGTGGGCTTGGGCAGCATTGCCGCATCGCCACCCATGGGGTTTAGTTCTTCCAGTGCACGCACTTCGTCCTGGGTCATCCACGCTGGAGATCCGCCCGAGCCGAGGGCCTTGGCGAAATAGTCGCTGCGATCCTTATGTGAGCCACGCATGAGTCCGGCGGCGTTGAATTTCACGAAGTAGCCTGCCTCCACCTCGGCATCAGTCAGAAGGTGGCACTCTGCGGACTGTTCGATGCGTTCGTACCACGGACTGAGGGTGTGCACCACATGCGCGAGAAACATCTGCTCCGCGCTTGCGTAGGTTGCGGCCTTGTCACTGTACCCGGCCATGATCGGCATGACGCGAAACGCGCGGCAGATCTCCTCGATCTGGTGCTTGCGGGTTTCCAGTAGCTGCGCGTCAATGCCGGTCATGCTCTGTGGATGAAACTTCGCGTTTCTGTCCAGCAGCTTTGTTTTCCCCATGTTCGCTGCGCCGTCGAATTCCTTCTCCAGCCAGGCGCGCATGGACTTGTATTGCTCCGCGTTAAGCGTCCCCTCGACCGAGTAGGTGCCGGAAATCGCAGCCCCGTTCTTTTGCATTCGGGCCTGAGACTCTTCGGCGGACATGGCAAGGCCGATGGCTTCGCGGGCCATCTTGACAACATCCAAGCCGCTCACGGCATCCCAGCTGGGGCCGCGCCAGTGCCAAACAGCCTCTTGCGGGACCGTCATGGTCTTGCCGCTTGGTGCGGTGATCTGGTATTCCAGGCGATAGTCGTCCTTTTGCTTGCAGCTCACAGCCCCAGGCGGGAACGGGATCAGCTCACGGACTTCACCGCGTACGCGGTTGATGAAGGCGTAAGCATCGCCGGTCATCACGCAATGAATGGTCATGGTTTCGCGCAGCTCGAAGCTGGTCATCCATCCATTCGGCTTGCGGTGTAGCACGCGATAAAGCGGGTGCTCTGCAGCAGGCACGATCTTGTCGCCCACCTGTCGATACACCTTGAATGGCACTTGGGCCACCCCTTCGGAGATGACTCGCACACACGACAGCACGGCCGGAACCTCCAGCGCGGACTTGTGCGACACCGAAGCGCCACTTTTGGTGCCCATCCACCCAGCCAGCAGCCGGAATAGGTCGAGCGAGTGACGAACCGAGCCGTCCTCGTTCGACTTGCGGCTAAAAGGCCAGAGTTTCATGCGGTGGTCTCTTCCCAGAATGATTTCTCACCCACGTCTGTTGCGTTGATTAGTCCAGCCGCCATAGCCAGTGCGATAGCCGCATCGATACGGCCTGTTGCCTTGGCTTTGTTGAGTTTACGGTTGCCTGCGGGGTCTCTCTCAACCCTGCTGTTTGCCATGCACATGGTCAGCACAGGGTGTGCGCCGTGGGACATCTGCTCATTAAGCAGCAGGGTTTCAAGCGTGTCGAGTGCCGGGGCCATGTCCTTGAAGCCCTGCCCGAACGGGGTCAGCGGTAGGTCAAGCCCAAGCTTGTCAAATTCTTTCCTCAGCAGGTCGAAGCGCCAACGGTCAAATCCGACAGCCTGCACGTTGCAGTCAGCCAGTGTATCCGCGATCTCCTTGGCGACAACCTCGTAGTCGATGGACGCACCGGGGACGGTTCGCAGGTAACCCTGTTGGTGCCACACGTCATATGGTGCGCGATCCCGTTTAGCCCTATCACGCAGACCTTTTTCGGGGGTCCAGACGACGGGCTTGACGTGCCATCTGCCGTCCTTAAACGCGAGCATGACCATCGCGGTCAAGTCGGTCTTGGCGGAGAGGTCGAGGCCGACATACACCGGGCATTCGTAAAACGCTGACTCGTCCGGCTCCTGACTGTTGACCAGCCACACCCCGCGGGATATGAACGGGCTGATGACCTCTATCCGCTGGTTCAGCACTAGATTGCGGAACGTGGCCTCAGCCGAGGGCATGCGGACCGCTTGGGCGGCCTGTTCCTCAACGTCTTTGAGACTGCGGAACTTGCCGATAGCCGGGTTGGCCGCTGCCCACGCCTTCTCGTCCATGAGATCGCAGTCCTTGTCAGCTGCGTACACATGACAGACGATGTGCGGGTCGTTAGACTGCTTTGCGTCATCGATCCAGAGGCTCAACAGGTCCGCGTCGTTGGGGGACTGCGTGCTGATGACCATTTGCAACGGGTTCTTGTGAGCCCCTTGTGCGGTGATGATCGCGTCAACGAAGTCCGACCGTGGGCCTCGCACTTGGCCAAGCTCGTCAAGGATGGCTAGGACTGGCGACAGGCCGTGAGCGGTTCTGCCGTCAGCCGACAAGGCCCTGAACTCTACGTTGCGGGTCAACCCCAAGATGCGCTTGCTCGACGGTACGATGCGCGTGATCTTCGTCATCTCAGGGGACAACTGGATCATCTTGCAGGCCAGTGCGAACACCACCGAGGCTTGGTCGCGTGACATAGCCCCTGACACGATCTGGGTGTTGAGTACGGCTTCCGGTCCGCAGATGTGGGCTAACAAGATGCCTGCGATCAGCGCGGTCTTGCCGTTCTTCCTGCCGATGGACAAGATCCCTCGTCGGGTGCCAGCCGGGTTGTCGTAGACCTCACGAATAAAGTCCACCTGGAAAGGTTCTAGCTTGAGGGGTTTCCCCACATGCTCACCTTCGGGCGCCTTACAGTACCGCTCTATAAAGGCAATGACTCGTTCGCCGCGGGTCATGTTGCGAGCAGATATTCGTCGGCCAACAACTCACGGGTCTTCTCGGCCTGGCGCTGAAGGTTACGGGCCTGCTCCACGTCCCGTTTGTCTCCGCGGGTTGACCCTGCCATCTGCAGAGCCCTGAGTAGAGCAAGCTCTCGGCGAGATAGTTGCTCTAAGACTGCGTGACGCGGGTTGACGATCGGAGTGCCCTTGACGTTGTCAATGACGGACCCTTCGCTCTCGAGCATCGCGTGCTCTTTTTCAATGTCGGCCTGGCACCGGGCCAGTTGCATCGCGACGACGAGATCGGGGGAGGTCCATTCATCCCGGGCTCGGGCTCGGAGAATCCCCTCCAAGAAGGGCACGTCGCCAGGGCGGACCTTAACATGTCCCGGAACTGCAGGGAGTGCAGACCCAGCGTCTAGCATTGCCTTCCCTGCTGCGGCAACAGAATCTGATCTAGCGCGTCTTTCGGTCATTGTTCCGGCCATCCGTCTAGTCCTACGCGTGGGCGTGAGGCGTATCCACAGTCCAGCCTTGTTTTCTCGTCGTGGCAGTCTTTACAGAGCCCCTGGAGATTCTCATAAGAGTCTGTTCCCCCTTTGTGCAAGGGGATTATGTGGTCAACCTCTTCCGCCCGTGAGACAAGGCCTTTGGTCTCGCAGACGACACAGAGAGGTTTGTAGCGGAGGACGCTAGACCTGATGGCCATCCAGGTCCTCCCCCTAGTCCTTGGGGGCAGGTTTCCCGGCGCAAACCGGGAAAGTCCTGTGCTATTGCCAACCTTTGCGGGATTATACGCCATTTCAGC